CCGCTGCATTCTGTACTACCTCTCGACCGTGCACCGACACCGCGGCTACAGCATGAATGCCGGCGACGCCGCCGAGCACAACAACAACGGCGTCGGTCGCCCGGTGTTCGTCGAGACCGTCAATATTGTCGGCGTCCCCTCCGGCACCTTCCTGCCCAAGGAGGCCGCTGCCAAGGACAACATGGTCATCGATGACCAGCCCGTTTCGCTTCCGTCCTCCTGAGCCCAGTGCCGATACCGACAAGGACGGCGAAGTCGCCGACTGGCAGGACAACGCGCTGTCCAATGCCCTGGCCTGGGCGTCGGTCACCTTCGTCCCGACGTGGTGCCAGTCGGAGCAGGACTGGGCCAGCCGGTTCGCCAATTATCTCTGGACCTCGTGTCCCTGCTGCATGCTATTCCGTGGCATAACCATCGGCCTCGCACTGGGACTGGTTCTATGCCTGCTGCTGATACTCGCCAACGAAAGTCTCTGACCGGCCGCGTCAACGGCACCCAGATCACCGCCGCCGGTCGCAAGGCTGCCGCCGAAGCCAAGCTCGGCCAGAAATTCATCGATACGTTGTTCGCGGACGCCAGACACAAGGCATTGCACGGTGGGCGAGGCTCGGCAAAAAGCTGGTCGGTTGCGACCTATCTCCCCATCCGTGCGTCTCAATCGCGCAAGCGCATCATCTGTGCTCGGCAGTTTCAGAACTCAATTCGAGACAGTTCAAAAGAGCTTATCGAAAAACGAGTTCACGCTCTCGGCATGGCCAACCAGTTCACCATTACCGATCGCTACATCATCCACGACGGCACTAAGAGCCAGTTCATCTTCGTCGGCCTTGAACGCAACATTGAAAGCATTCGCTCGCTTGAGGGAGCCGACATCGTCTGGATCGAAGAGGCCCGAACCATCTCAGCCAGGAGCATGGAAGTGCTCCTGCCGACGGTGCGGCAGGCTAACTCGGAGCTGATCTGGACGTGGAATCCGGAGAAGCCGACAGATCCGGTCGACCGTTACTTTCGTGAAGGCAAGCCGCCGCCACGCTCCATCGTCACCAAGGTGAGTTTCAGGGACAACCCGTTCTTCGAAACCACCGAGATGCCGAACGAGATGGCCGTTCTCAGGGACGGCAACCACGCTCGTTACATGCACGTGTGGGAGGGTGAATACGATGTCTCCTACGAGACCAAAGTTTTCACCAATGTTCGTGTTGGCAGACCAGATGTTCCTGCTGACATGCCTCCACATTATGGGATGGATTTTGGTTTTGGTTCTGATCCTTCTTTTGTGGTGAAGGTTTTTTACTTTCCCGAAAACAAAATAATCTATATTGCCAACGAGGCCACCGGCCGCGTCACCATGGATCAGTTGCCGCACATGGTGCGTGCGGTGACCCGGCAGGACGGCGACACGGTCAAGTGCGACAGCTCACAGCCCGGCACCATCGAGTTTCTGCAAAGCCGCGGCATCAATGCGCAGTCGGCCAAGAAAGGCCCCGGCTCCGTCAAGTCGGGCATTCTCTGGCTGCAGGGTCATGAGATCGTGATCGACCCGAACTGCGAACACATGCGCGAAGAGGCCAATCTGTATTCGTGGATGACCGATAAATTGACCAACCAAGCGCTGTCGACCCCGGTCGATGCGCACAATCACGGTTGGGATGCCGTTCGCTACGCCACCGAGGACATCGCGCAGAACACCGCGCTCGATGACGATGACGCCGGTGGGGTCTTAACTTTGAAACTTTGGTAGTTTGTGGGATCATGGTGTGGTAGACACCATGAATGCTTTATAAGGACAAGACACTCGGATTGACCGCAGCGAAGCTGCGCAAGATCCTTCACTACGATAAAACGACCGGCGAGTTTTATTGGCGCACGGCGCGGCTCAAAGGAACCAGAGCTGGTGCGCGACACGTCAAAGGTTGGCGGGTGGAATTGCCGGGCTACGATTTTGGTTTTCTGATGCACCGTTTGGCGTGGCTGTACGTCAAAGGGTCGTGGCCTAAAAACCAGATCGACCACAAAAATCATGATTGTTGGGACAACCGCTGGGTCAATCTGCGGGAAGCCAGCAACAGTCAGAACCAAGTCAATCGCGGATTGCGGCCGCACAATAAATCGGGTGTCACTGGTGTAACTGCGCAGAATGGAGGTTGGTTGGCTGAGTGCTCCATTCACGGTAAACGTTGGCGCAAGGTTTTTAATACTAAGGAAGAAGCTGTTGCAGCACGAGTGGCTGCGGTTAAACGCTACCACGGCAAATTTGCCGCTCAGACATAGGAGGCTACCATCGGTTGCGGTTGTGGAGGACGCTCATACGCAAGACCGATCAGCTCGGCACAGTCGGGCAGCCAGCACGCACCGCGCACGGTACAGCCGCGCGTCAATCATGCGCCGCAGTCCACCGCGCCTCGCGTGGTGCAGGCCAGTGCATTGGCGCAGCGTCGTAGCGCTGTGGTCAGACGTCAGGTCTGATGAACACCGATCTGCAGCGCTTGGCAGACGCCTGCAACAAGGCGGCTGAGCACTATTGCAACAACCCGACGCAGGTCGGGCCGGACACCGTGATCGACATCTATCGCGCCATGGCGGCGCTGGCTTCCATGCTGGACGCGCAGCGGCAGGAGCACCCCGTGCACCAGAAACGATTGCACTGATGTCACTCGTCGAGTGGTTCACCAAGAAGAAGCCGGAGCGCGCGGACAACGACGAGCCGCAGTCGCCGATCTACGTGATGGGCGGGCAGCCGGTTCGTTTCCTGTCCACCACCGCGATCATCACCGCCGATGCGGCGCAGCGCATCAGTCCGCAGCTGTATCGCATCACCAATTTCATCGCCTCGTCGGTGCAGTCGGTGCCGTGGTTCTGCGAAGCGGATCCCGGCACCAAGGTCTCCGAGCAGGCCCCGGCCGGCAAGATCAAGGCGCTCAACGATCTGCTGAAGAGCCCCAACGACACCTACACGGCGCAGCAGCTGCAATACTGGATTTCGCTCAATCTGATGCTGTACGCCCGGGCTCACTTCAAGGTGGGCATCGGCACCAACGGCAACCCCAACGGCATCTACCCGCTGGCCGCCAAGCACATCAAGGGCGTCGTCAACTCGCGCGGTCTGGTTGACAAATACGAGTACGGCACCGGTCCGCAGATGACCACGCTGCCCAGTCGGCGCAACGCCGAGAAACAGAACAACAACGTATCCTACGCAGCCGAAATCGCGTTCCCGAGTCTCACCGGCATGGTCGAATACAACAAGATGCCGGCGGCCATCGAGAGCCTCAACATTCCACTGCAGATCATTCGCGCCTTGATGCAGCGTGCGCTGGATACCGCGTCCGGCCACCCCAACGTCAAGTACGTGATCACGGCCGAGAAAACCATCACCCGCCAGCAGAAGGAAGCTCTGACCAAGCATCTCGAAGAGGCGGGCTCCGGCGGCGAGCACTCCGGTGAAATTCTGTTTCTCTACAACACCGACGTGAAGGTCCACACGCTCGACAACAAGCTTGGTGATATCCACTCCAAGCTGCCGCTCGACGACATGACCCGGCAGATTGCTGGCGTATTCGGTGTCCCGGTCGCCCTCCTCGGCCTCGGCAGCGCAGACGCAGCCAAGTACGCCAGCAACTACGTGGAATCCCGGCTCAGCTACTGGCAGGACACCGTCGTGCCCTGCTACCTCGTGCCGATTGCCGCCGGCATGACGCAGGCGATCTGTCCACCCGGTGCGCGCATCAGTTTCGATCTCGATGCGGTGCCGGCGCTCTGGGAAGGTCGCGCCAATCTTGGCAAGACGCTGTCTCAGGTCACCTTCCTGTCCAACAACGAGAAGCGTGAAGTCCTCGGTTTCGAACCGAAGCCGGGCGAAGACAAGATACCAGACTTGAAACCTGCAACAGGCGCTGCGGCCGCCAACGGTCACGATGGCGGCGATCACGAGCGCGAACCTGCGGCCAACGGTGGGAGACCGCTGCAATGAAGACCGAATGGAAGCCCGGCGACAAGATCAACTGCGATCTGTCTTTCAGCCCGATCACGTTGAGCGACGCACCCGGAATTCCGGAAGGCTACATCGCCGGCATCGCCAGCACGCCCAACACCGATCGTCACGGTCACAAGGTGATGGCCAAGGCGTTCGACGAGAGCATCAAAGTCAAAGGTCTCGGCGGCCCCGGCGGCGTGCAGCTGCTGATCGGGCATGACTGGAACAAGGTCGGCGGCAAGATCAAGAAGCTGGAGACCGTCAACAACAATCTGCTGCTGGAAGGCCAGCTCTACATGGATGTCAGCTACGTCAAGGACGTGCACTCCGTGCTCAAGCAGAATGGCGGACTGAACTTCTCGGTCGGCTTCACGCTGGAAGAATTCGAATTCAACGACGCCATGGAAGACGAAGACGATCCGTGGCTGATCGTGCAGAAGGGCGACCTGATGGAGGTGTCCATCGTGACGTTCCCTTCGCAAAAAGAAGCCAAGATGACGTTTATCAAAACTGGCTCAGCCGACGTCATCGAACTGGAAACTATGGCAGAGTTTGAGCGTGCTCTGGTAGCCGACGGACTTTGCGATAGCCGAAGAGAGGCACACAAATTTGCCCTTTGGGCGAAAAGTAATGTGCATCTTTTGCAGCCGAAAACGTCCTTGCTGACGGATCAGGCTAACACTGCAGCTCAACATCCCTTGCTGGATGTCGCCATGCTCAAGCCGATGGCGGACTTGATCGCCAAGGCGAGGGCTACCCTTTCCCAGTAGCAAGGATCAAACCCATGAATAAGGCCAAGCTTAACGCGCTCAAGTCGGGCGTGTACCGCGGCGCGTTCCTGACCAAGGAAGCGCCGTCTGATACCAAGGCTGCGGAAGCCTTGATGAAGCCGTTGCTCGACGAGATGGGCAGCATCGTCACGGCGTTGGAGAAATCCAAAACCGACAGCGAGAAGCAATATACCGAACTCAACAACCACTTCGGCGGCGTGAAAGCGACCACCGATGAGTTGAAGGCGACGGTGCTCAAGCATGCGGCCGACTACGCCGAGATGATCACCAAGACGCAGATGTTTGAGCAGGCGCTCAATCAGGTGAAGAAGGAACTCGACCAGCCGATCATCAAGGGTGGCAAGGATCTGGAGCAGAGCGATCGCGATGCTGCGGTCGAGCTGCAACGCCGGGCCTTCCTGTTCAAAGGCGGCGACGTCGAAGAATTCAAGCCGGACCTCGACAATCTCGTCGATGCCAAGGCTTACCGTTCGGCGGTGCGCAAGCTGATGAAAGTCGGCATCGAGCCCAAGCAGAAGATCGTGCGTGCGCTCGACGAAATCGAACGCAAGGCTTTCGAGGCGTCCAGTCTCGACAGCGCCCTGTTCTCTCCGGAGATGCTGGGCATCGAACTCAACTGTATCGTTGAGTGCGCCGAGCTGCTCGATCTGTACAACAGCGTGTCGGTCTCCAAGTCGACCTTCATGTATCCGATGGTCAACGACTACGGTGCCATCGGCAAATACGATTGCGATGCCAAGTGCGACGCCGAGTACGGCCCGGAAGGCAACATCACCTTCAAGTCAGGTGCTGTCAGCGATTTCCGTGGCGTGTTCTGCTTCCAGCGCAAGGTGCTGGCCGAAGCCAACTACGATCTGCTCAACTTCATGTACAACGCGGCGGCGCGATCCCACCGGGTCAACCGCAACCGCGCCACCATGGTTGGCGATGGTGTCAACGAGCCGCTCGGCTGGTTGACCAACGGCTGCTTCAAGACCCGGGCGACGCCGAGCAACCTGCCGACCCACGTCGATTTCCGCCTGTATCAGGGCGGCGTCCCGCTGGAGTACGGCGAGGTCACGACGGTCATGCACCAGAACACTTTCGCCTACTTTGCGGCGATGGTGGACAACAACGGCCGCTTCCTGTTCGGCGACGGTCTCATGACTTACTCGCCCAACGATGTGCGCGAGCGCATCCGCATCTCCAACTGCTTGCCGGATCCGACTGCCGGCCTGACGTTGGGCACCGCAGCGGCTCCGTTTGTCACCGGGTCGTTCATCTCGGCAACCGGTGCCTGGAAACAGGCGTACTACACCGTCAGCAAGCGTCCGCTCTGGATCGAGCAGTGGGAGGGCAAGAGCACTGCGTGGTGCGTTGCCTACTCGTTCGGTGCCGAAGATGGGGGCTTCGTAGCCTGCTGCCCAGCGGCGTCGATCCTCACGGTCGGCCCGTAACGCAAACCCCCCTCAGGAGGACACGATCATGAACCTCAATGGCGCAAGCCAGAATCAGGGTGTGCTCGCTTGGAATGGCACAGCGGCCACTCCAATCGATATCCGCCGGCACAACCACTTCTCGTTCACCTTCCGCACCACCGCGGATCTCGCGGCGGATGCGAGCTTCAAGGTGCAGGCGGCACCTCCCAGCGATGTCGATCCGTGCCTACCCGGCACGTTTGTCGACGTGCCGGAGACGTTGGTCTGTCACGATTACGGGCCACCGAATCCGACCACGGGATTTCTCATCCCGAGCGGTACCAAAGCCGGTGCGATTTGTACGGCAGCGTTGCCGTGCCGGCCGGACGCCTTTGTCCAGCTGGTCGCCACCGGCGGGGCCACGGTGCAAGCCGTAGCCGTGCTGTCCGGACCGCGGTGACGCGGTGAGCTAACGTAGCTGCCCGAAAGGGCAGCTACGACTTGCGTTCAAGCCAGGGAGTCCAACATGCTTATGAACACCGCCGTTCAACACCATGGCATAGTGGCGTGGAGGGCTATTACGGCGGTCAATCTCAATCCGCCGATTGATCTGCGCCGTCACAATGGTTTTTCTTTCACGTTCAACGTGATGGATGACATCGACGTCGATGCGGTTTTCGAGTTCGCTGCTGCGCCACCGGATCCCGCGAACATGTGCGCTCCGTTGCTGCCTCAATATAAAGTTCAGGAAGTGTTGACCTGCACAGCCTCGTGGGGCGCGGTTCCGATGGGGGATACTTTTGTCACCATTCCGGCCGGCACCAAGGCAGGTTCAGTTTGTACGGCGACATTGCCGTGCAAGCCGGACGCTTTCGTTCAAGTGGAGCCGGCAAGCGGTGATACCGGCAAAGTAGAGGTGGTGGTTACGCTTTCCGGTCCGCGCTGATTATGCGGGTGCCGGTCGGCAATACGCTACGAGTGGGCCCCGGTGACACGGTCGTCGTCCGGGGCCAACTCCCTTCGACTGGCAAGCTGGGTCGGCTGTTTGTGTTCGCATCGGAGAACGGCGCGACGTTCAGTCCCTACGTTCCCAATGTTGCTGATGTTCTTGTTGCTGACGGTCGTCCGACCATGTTGACGCCGCTGTCGTTGCGATTGATCGGTGAACATTCGAACCGCCAAATGGAATTCAAAGCCGATATCGATGGCTTCATCCGTGTCATGCAGGAGATCGACGGTAAAGATGATCCTCTCGCCAAGGTGAAGTTGGCCCGCAAGATTAATCCTGATCTGGGCTGGATCGATTGGGCCAAACGAAAGTTTACATCGTGGCAGATACCGAAACATTTGTTGTGATGAAGATCACAAGTGGAAAAGGCTCGGACAGTCAGTGGTTCGATTATCGTCCGTCCTTTTTCAGCGAGCCTATCCGTATTGAGTGGGACAAGAACACCATGTTCGCAGCATTGCCGGCCGATGTTGCCGGGTATTTGCTGAGCCACGGATACGCCCGGCCGATGACGGAAGCTGAAGTCGAGGTGTAT